ACCTATCGCGGTGTCAAATACGACGCCGAAGGATATAAAGCAAAAGTTCTCGCAGAGAGAGAACAAAACCGTAACCATGAACTAATGTATCGTGGCATTAAGGTGAAACGCAAGTTCGCCTCTAAGAGTTAGACCAATGGAAGCACTATACATTGTCGGAGGAATCTCCATAGGATGTGCCGTGTTTCTCGCGTTTATTTACGGCGAAGTACTCCTATTGAGGGGTACAGAGATCTGAAGGTCAGATCCATCATTGGTATCAAGGGGGGTTTACACCCCTCTTTTTTTATACTATAATGTTAAAAAGTTACTAAGTCTATGGCACTTCATATGAGAGAACAACTGCTTAGAGCAGTATTGGCACATGCTCAAGGCGAAATTGCCAAACACAGAGCAAATGTGGAGGTATATCTAGAGCATCCAGCAGGTATTGGAGAGCATTCAGATATTACTGAGGCAATCCAAGTTGAACTTGATAAGATTGCTAGATATGATGATCAATTAGAAGTTATAAACAAATATTTTAAGTCAAGTTCAACTATGTCAAACATAGATAGAAGGTCTAGTGAACTACTGAATGAATAATCATGAACAAAGGAAAATTAAAAGTTTTACTTTTTGATCTAAAAAACATTGTTGAAGAGATTGAGTCAGAAATTTACTCTGACATAAGTGCTTATACAACAAAACAGGAAGTTCTCAGTGATTTTCCTCAAAAACCCACCGACTATGATGAAGTATTCGACGATGACGGATATCCCGATTAATGGGGTTCATTCTTGCAGTCTCTCATTATATGGAGATTGGAGAATAAACGGAGAAACAATGATACTCCAATTATCCGACATCTTTCACCTATTAACAGATAAAAAAATAAAAATTATATCTCATGATAGAATTGCTTGGAAAGGCATGAACCTGTCTAGAGAACTTTTCATGAAAACTGTAGATCAGAAAAGATACAGTGATTGTGAAATTACATATCCTGGCATTATCGCAAAAAATGCTCCTAATCCTTATAATTTGAAATATCGCATGATTGATGGCAAACATCGTATTGCCAAATTGCGTCGAATGGGTATTCACAGGAGCTTGTTTTATGTGCTAGAATTTGGTAAAATAGAGAAGTATCTCAAACCTAAACCATGAAACCTACCGTTATCCTTGAGAGGTATCCCTATCGTTATGTCCAGTGTGGTACATTGGAGATTAACGGAAAACCTGATTTTCGTATCCAAAAAATCGATGAGTATACTAATCGATACAGGGATATGTACCTATGTGACAATCAAGTCCAGTTAGATTATGCTATCGAGGATTTTGAATACACCAAATGGTTAGACCCTGCAGGTGTACCTTGTTATGTTAAGGATGATGATTGTGTGTCAAGTTATGTCTGATGATTGGCGGTACACACCGCAAAAAATGAAACTCAGACAAGAGTGCCTTAAACTACTACTAACTAAATATGGTTGTAAAGGTTATCATGCACAATCAATCTACGAATGTGCTCATGACTGGATTTCGCAAGGAAACAGCAATACTGAAAAATTAGTAAGTTTTTACAAAAGGTACTATGAGACTAAAAGACACCATCAAACTGGTGAAGAAAGCGTTAAAAAACCCTGAAATGTATACTGAGTCTGAACTTTCTTATATGCGTAGGGCAAAAAAGAGAGCAAAGGCACAACTTAAATTAAAACAATTGAGAAGACTACAGGATGACAGTAAACCTGATTCAGGCAACACCTGATGCGGAAAAACTCATGGCATATGTTGCCAGAGTATCAAATCCGAATAATCAAGAGAATCCTAATTACGCTGGACTTTTAAAATATTGCATCAAACATAACCACTGGTCTGTATTTGAGCAAGCGTTTATGACGCTTGAAATTGAAACTACCAGAGGTATTGCAGCACAAATTTTAAGACATCGTAGTTTTACATTCCAAGAGTTTTCACAACGCTATGCAGATGCTAATTTATTAGCAACAAATATTCCTGTACCCGAACTTAGGAGGCAGGACAGTAAAAATAGACAAAATTCTATCGATGATATCTCGCAGAGTCAGAAGGAACAACTTCAAAAAATTATTCAAAGGCATTTCGTTCAGGCGACTGATCTATACAATGAACTTATCCGTGAGGGCATTGCGAAGGAATGTGCGAGATTTGTTCTCCCGTTAGCAACTCCGACTAAAATCTACATGACAGGTTCATGTCGTTCATGGATTCATTATATTGAACTAAGAACTGCAAATGGCACTCAAAAAGAGCATATGGATATTGCTAATGAGTGTAAAACAGTATTTACCGAACAATTCCCAACTTGTGCAGAGGCATTGGAGTGGGTCTAAATAAAACTACCTTGTAAACTTTTATGGCTACTTATCCTGTAATTAACAAAGAGACTGGCGAACAGAAAGAAGTTGCAATGAGTATCACAGAATGGTCTAAGTGGTGTGAGGATAATCCCGATTGGAAAAGGGATTGGTCTGATCCATCAACGATGCCTGGTGTAGGAGAAGTTGGAGAGTGGAAAGACAAACTCAGAAAATCCAAACCTGGTTGGAATGAGATCTTAGGAAGAGCTCAAAAAACAGGTCAAAATCGCCAAAAACTCACTTTAGACTAATATGCCAAGAAAAAGAAAAACTGCAGGTGCAATTATTGGGATTGGACATTCGGCAAAACAAATGCGTCGGAAAAAACCAATCAACAATGATTTTCTCACAGACATACAACCACTGACTGACAATCAGAGAAAGTTGTTTGATGATTATAAAGCAGGAAAGAATCTTTTTGTATATGGTTGTGCAGGTACTGGTAAAACTTTTATTACATTATATAATGCCATAAAAGAGGTATTGGATGAAACAACTCCATACCAAAAAATTTACATTGTGCGTTCTTTGGTATCCACTAGGGAAATTGGTTTCCTACCTGGTGACCATGAGGACAAATCCGCACTTTATCAAATTCCTTACAAGAATATGGTAAAGTATATGTTTGAGATGAACTCCGATGCTGATTTTGAGATGCTTTATGGCAATCTTAAAACTCAGGAGACTATTTCTTTTTGGAGTACATCTTTTATAAGAGGTACAACTCTTGATAATGCTATTGTTATTGTTGACGAGTGTCAAAACTTGAATTTTCACGAATTAGATAGTATAATAACAAGAGTAGGAGAGGATACAAAAATTCACTTCTGTGGTGATGCTACTCAATCTGATCTCACACGAGATAAAGAGAGAAATGGTATCCTTGATTTTATGAATATCTTACAGCAAATGCCTTCATTCTCATGTATTGAATTTGGTCTTGAAGACATCGTTCGTTCAGGTCTTTGTAAAGAATATCTAATTACTAAACACGCTTTGAGTATGTAATGTTTAATCATGTAGATGTAGATCTTTCTCCATTGGAGAGAGAAACTATTGATGGAGTTCGTTATTACTCGGTTCCAGATGAAGATGAACTACTAAAATTAGTTTCTATCACATCTGTCACGAGTCATTATAATAGAGCAAAATTTGCTAAATGGAGAAAAAGAGTCGGTGAAGACAAGGCAAACGAGATTACTCGTAAGGCAACTAGTCGTGGCACCGACATGCACACTCTTACAGAGCATTATTTAAAAAATGAGGATTTACCTGAAGTGCGTCCCATTTCAGAGTTCTTATTTAAGATTGCTAAACCCACTCTTAATAAGATTGACAATATCCACACTCTAGAGGGTGCTCTTTATAGTAAACAACTTGGAGTTGCTGGTACTGTAGACTGCATTGGAGAATATAACGGAGAATTATCTGTTATTGACTTTAAAACATCTAAGGCACCAAAACCTAGGAGTTGGATTGAAGGGTACTTTGTACAGGCAGCAGCATATGCATGCATGTATTATGAACTAACAGGTACTCCAGTTAAAAAACTTGTCATTATCATGGCATGTGAAGACGGCGAGTGTGTAGTTTATGAAGAATACGATAAGAAAAAATATATGAACCTACTAGTTTCTTACATAGAAAACTTCTTAAACTATCAACTAGAATTACATGGAAAATGAATTTACAACAGCACTGAATAAAAAGTTTATGACAGCAGCAAAATTTGCCGTTGAAATTGAAAAACTTGTCAAAGTTGAGAAAATCAACTACATTGATGCAGTTATTTTGTTTTGTGACGAGCACAGTATTGAATTAGACTCAGTAACTAAACTGATTTCTAAACCACTTAAGGAAAAATTGAAATGTGATGCCCAACAACTGAACTTTATGAAGAAAACCACTCGTGCCAAACTCCCTCTTTAATATGGTATAATCAACATAAATAGTATTACAGAACGGAGACTCATGTCTAA